ATCAAAATAACGTAAACTTAATGCACGACCCTAATCAAATAGAGACAGGGGTAACTATGTTTGAAAGTTTTATTAGCGACAAAGCAAGAGGTATTGAGCCAATGAAAGGTTTTGAGGATGCTCCAAACGGAAGTTGGTTTGTATCTATGCTAGTAGAAAATGATGAAGTATGGAACAAGGTTAAAGAAGGGTTAATTAATGGCTTCTCTATTGAGGGCATATTTAATTACACTCCTAAATTAACTAATGAGGAAATTAAAATGCAGAAGATAATAAACATATTAGAACAAGTTTAGTTCTAAGTGATAAACAATTATATTTATTAACATTTAAATAAAAAGAAAAATGAATACAAAAGAAGCATTAATGCAAATAAGAGCCTTATTTGAAGATATGCCACAAGTTGTTGAGCCTATGGTACCTGTTGCGCCCGTTGCAGCTGAAGTAACAAAGGTAGAAATGGCTGAATATTCTTTAGTAGATGGAACTAAGGTTATGATATCTGCATTAGAAATTGGTGGTATGGTAGAAATGGCTGACGGCACTCCTGCTCCTATGGGAGAGCATCAATTAATGGATGGTACATCTATCCAAGTTGATGAATTAGGTGCTATCGTAGAAATCTCTTCTCCAAAAGAAGATATAATTGTAGAAGAACCTGTTGCTCCTGCTGCTCCTGTGCCACCTGCACAAGACACAGATGCAATGATTGCAGAGTTAAAGAATGACTACGAGAAGAAAAAAATGGAATTAGATGCTAAGATTGCTGAATTAGAAAGCAAGGTAAAGAATGGTTTTGCACAAGTAGCTGAATTAGTACAAGCACTTTCAAACACACCAACTGCCGAGCCTACTCAAAAAGCATCAAACGCATTTCAATCATATGTAAGTACTAATGATAGTAAATACGAAAGATTAGAAAAATATAGAAACGCAATTTTAAACAAATAAATTAATAAACAATGGCATTTTCAGTAAGCACATTAGCGAACTATACTAAAGAGAACGAAGCATTATTGGTTACTTCTTCAGTATTAGGCGCAAAAACTGCATCTTTAATTAAAAGTGCAGGTAACGTAATGGTTGGTGTAAAGTCTGCAGAGACTATCAACATTATGGATACAGATGCATTCTTTCAAGCAGGTGGTACTTGCGGTTGGAACGCATCAGGTACAACTTCTTTTACACAAAGAACAGTAACAGTAGGTAAAGTTAAAGTACAAGAGGCTTTATGTCCAAAGACATTAGAAGCTAAGTATTTACAAAAGGCTTTGCCAACAGGTTCAATGTATGATTCAATTCCTTTTGAGCAAGAGTACACAGATAAAAAAGCTAAAACTATTGCTTCTCAATTAGAGACTGCGATTTGGCAAGGAAATTCTGAGTCTGCAAATGGTAACCTAAATAAATTTGATGGTCTTATTAAGTTAATTGGAGCTGCTTCAGGAGTTGTTGATGCTAACGTATCAGGATTCGTTTCAGGTGGACCTGTAGCTTCTATTACTGCATCTAACGTGATTGCATTATTAGATGGCGTTTACAAGGCTATCCCTGCTAAAGTAGTAGCTGCAGATGATATGACTATCTTCGTAGGTCAAGATACTTTCAGAACTTACACTATCGCATTAAAGAACGCTAATATGTTCAACTATGCATTCGATGGTAAAGCTGATTCTGAATTTGTATTGCCGGGTACTTCAATCAAAGTTGTAGCAGTTGCAGGTTTGAACGGAACAGGTGATGTATTTGCTTTAAGATTAAGCAACTTATTCTTAGGTACAGATTTATTGAACGAAGAAGAAAAATTTGAAATCTTCTTTGCTAAAGAAGCTGATGAAGTAAGATTTGCTTGTGAATTCAAAATGGGTGTAAACATTGCATTCCCTGATGAAATCGTAAAAGTAATAATCTAATTATAAAGGGGAGTTGAAATATACTCCCCATTTTTTAAAAATATAAAATAAACAATATGGCGTGTGCATTAACACAGGGATATACCCTAGATTGTCGTGATTCCTTAGGTGGAATTACAGAAGTTTATTTTATTGCAAGTTCAGATGTAACTTCTACTACCGAAGCAAGTGGTGTAATTACTGCTTTAACAAAAGCTGTAGGTAAAAGATTCTATAAATACGAGTTAACAAAAGGTACTTCTATGTTCACAGAGAATGTGGCATCTAATGTACAAAATGGAACTTTGTTTTTTACTCCTGAATTAACAATAATTTTAAACAAGTTACAAGCTAACACAAGAAACGAAATCTTGTTATTGGCTCAAAATTCACTTGTTGCGGTTGCTAAAGATAACAATGGTAAATATTGGTATATTGGCAAATCAAGAGCATTAGACCTGACTGCAGGTAGTGCTACATCAGGTACTGCCGAAGGCGATAGAAGTGGTTATACTTTGACTTTTACAGGTGCTGAACCTGCATTAGCTCCTGAAGTTAATAGCACTGTTGCTGCTGCACTTACAACTGCAGGATAAAGTTTGTAGTTTTCATAGTTTAGTTCCCCTGCCTAGTTTTCTAGGTGGGGGTTTTTTATGCGCATATATTCGTATATATACGCATATATCTATATTATGAGCCGTAAATGATTGATAAACGGCTCACTATTGATTGATAAAAAGGTAGTAATACTACTCTATTATCAAAAAATGTAAACTGTTCAAGTTTTGATAGTGTTCACGAATCATGAACATAGTGTCAAAAAGTAAAGTTATTGACTTACTTTATTACAACATAAGTCAAGTTATGCCTTTACTTTATGCATTTTGTAAATATTTATATAAATGCTATTTATAATTGATGATACACTTGACAAAAACAGAAACAAATACTATTGTTATGACATTAACTGAAAAGCAGTTACTGACTAACCCTAACTACCTTTTTGTGTTTACGAACAGAAGTAGCAATAATGTAATTAAATTTGTAGTTTTAAACGCATCGGATACAAGTTTATACAAGGATAGATACAATGAATTTAGTATTGTAACAAACACTAACTTTGCTAGTGCATTAGAGGGTCAATATACCTATGAGGTTTACGAACAGGTAAGCAGTAGCAATTTAAATATAACAGGATTAAACAAGCTAGAAACAGGCATTATGTGGCTATCAGGTTCTACCTTGTCATACAATCAATTTACAACAACAGACACTTATACAATTAGACAATGATAGATTTAAGAGTATTAACATTCGCAGAAGCTAGACAACCTGAATTTAAAGAAAAGAAAGGGGTCGATGGCGGTTACATTAAATATGGCGAAAACAATGATTATCCTGAATACATAGTGGATTTATATAATAAGTCCTCTAAGCATAGTGCCATTGTTAAAAGCAAGGTACATTATATTACAGGCAATGGTTGGTCAGGAGATGCTGATGCACAAGCCTTTATTGACAAAGCTAATAGATTAGAGTCTTTAAACGATTTAACTAGAAAGGTATCTTTAGATATTGAAATATTTGGCGGTGCATTTTTAGAAATCATTTGGGATATGTCAGGTAACCTTGCAGAGATTTGGCATTGTGATTACACAAAGATGCGTACAAATAAAGATAATACGCAGTATTGGTACAAAGAAGATTGGAAGGATAATAAAGTAAAGCCTATTGTTGTAGCGGCATTTAACCCTAAACAACCAACAGGTAAGCAAATCCTGTATGTAAAAGAGTACAGACCTAACATTGGTATCTATGGATTGCCTAGTTATTTTGCTGCTTTAAATTATATTGAATCAGATATTGAAGTATCTAAGCATATCTTAGGTAATGCTCAAACAGGGTTTTCTGCTAGTAAACTTATCACATTGCCTAATGGCGAACCCAATGATGAGGAGAAGCGCAATGTTGACCAACGTATTAGAAAAACATATAGCGGAGCAGACGGCAAAAAGTATATGATTGCATTTGTTAATGACATTTCAAGAAAGCCTGTAATTGATGACTTAGGCACAAGTGATTTAACAAAAGAAGATTTTGCTCAAGTAGATGAATTAATACAGACTAATATATTTAGTGGGCATCAAGTAACTACTCCTTCTATAATGGGTATTGCAGAAGCAGGTAAGTTAGGCACTAGAACAGAGATGCGTGATGGTTATGAAATATTTAAAAATACTTATGTTAACGCAAAGCAGATGCACTTAGAAAGTGTGTTTAATATGTTAGCTAAATATAAAGGTGTAGAAAGTGAAATTAAAATTATACCAACAGAGCCAATAGGTATTGAATTTAGTGAGATGATTATTAGTCAAAATATGACTAAGGATGAGATAAGAGAAAAATTAAACTTACCAATTTTACAAGCAGATGCATCAAGTGCTTCACAAAGAGTTGTAGATGGAATAACTGCACTAAGTCCATTAGTAGCTAATAAGGTTTTGGAATCTATGACCCCTGATGAAATTAGAGCATTAATTGGATTGCCTCCAACAAATGCTCCTCAATTAGATGCAAGTGGTAACGCATTACCTCCTGTTGAAGAACTATCTGTTAATGAGCATATAAAAGGATTGAAGGGTCGTGAGTGGCAGAATATGCAGCGAATTATTCGTGAGTTTAACAAAGGTAAAATCAACAGAGAACAGGCTAGTGCAATGCTTAAAACAGGATATGCATTAAGCGATGAAGAGGTTGCTACTTGGTTAGGAGCAGAATTAGATGCTGAATTTGCTGCTCAAGACTTTAGTGTATTTTATGAATTTGGCGAAAGTCAAGAATCTTATAATGTATGGAAGTCTAAAAAGCGTTTTAGCGAAGAAGCAGACTTTTATATGTTTGCAGATGTTACGCAATTAGAATCGGATATTTTAGACCAAATTGCAAAACAAAAAGACGTTACTCCCGAAGTATTAGCAGAGGTATTAGACGAAAGCGTTGAGACAATAAATAATATCTTAAAAGACTTAGAAGATAGAAAAATATTAAAGACTACCGAAGAGAAGATAGGAAAGGGTATTAATAGCAATATCATTATTTCAAGGCAGTTAGTTCAGCCTTTAAGTAAGACAGTTGGTAATGTTAAGCCTCAAACCACAGAAATTCTAGTTCGTTATTCTTATGGTTGGAAGTCAGGATTTAGCGATTCGGATTTAACAAATAGCAGACCTTTTTGCAAAGAATTAATAAGAGCAAAAAAGCTATATAGTAGAAGCGACATAGAGCAAATTTCAGCAAGATTAGGTTATTCGGTTTGGGATAGAGGTGGCGGATGGTGGACAATGCCTGATGGCGACCATAGCGAATCTTGCAGACACGAGTGGAAAACAAATATAGTTACAAGAAAAAAATAATAAGATGTCATTAAATACATTATTCATATCAGTACAAAGCATAAAAGACAGAACAGGGTTACACGCTAATGTTGACGAAAAGTTAATATTGCCTGAAATTAAGACTGCACAAGATATGTATATTATGCCTTCACTAGGCAGCACATTTTACAATAGATTACAAGCAGGTATTAATGGTAATAACTTAAATGCAGATGAACAATCTTTACTTAACAACTATGTTACAGATTGTTTGATTTACTATGTAATGAGTGAATTACCTATGGGGTTATCATATCAGTTCTATAATAAAGGATTGCTAAGAAAGTCAGGGGAGAATCAGGAAAACCCATCTATGCAGGATATGATTGATGTGGCTAATAGATACAGGACAAGAGCAGAGTTTTACAAGCAAAGATTAATTAAATATCTTAGACAGAACAATACTATGTTCCCTGAATATTTAAACTATACAAGCGGA